ATTAAATACTACTACATCATGTTGAAACGAAAATTGCGGGTATGATGTAATGGTAGCCTGTGACCTTGCCAAGGTTAGAGCCCGAGTTCGATTCTCGGTACCCGCTCCAAGTTTAACAACAACGAAAGAAGATATGAGTGAAAGCAGAGTAAGATATACCAGTGAAGATGCAGTTAATATGGTGGGTAATCGTTTTGATCTAGTACTCATTGCATCACACCGTGTACGAGAACTGAAACGTGGACATCGTTCTACACTTAATACTAAAGCAGGTCCTATTGTGACAGCACTTCAGGAAGTTGAAGCAGGCTTGGTAGGTAGAGAATATCTAAAACGAATTAGAAAAAACCCATAAATATATCTCCTTAGTGTAATGGCAGCATACCGGTCTCCAAAACCGTTAGTGAAGGTTCGAGTCCTTCAGGGGATGCCAAATACGGAAGCGTGGTCGAGTGGTCTATGGCAGCGGTCTTGAAAACCGCCGGACGTGAAAGCGTCCCGTGAGTTCGAATCTCACCGCTTCCGCCAACATAGTGAGTTGCCCGAGTGGCTTAAAGGCGCATCTTGGAAAGGTGATGGTCGTGTAAACGGCACTAGGGTTCGAATCCCTAACTCACTACCAAAGTTTAAATCCTTTTGCGGTTTAAGGTAAAGCGAATCCGTAGCAATACAAAAACCTAAAACAAATTGTCGCAAAGTTAGGGACGAGGACAACCTAACATGTTTACCCAAAAGCAATTGTCAATAAATCAATACAGTGATACAATACATGTATTGAAAGATTAAAAGGTTAGGTACAGCAATCCAAACTTTATTGGAACTGTTAGACACTGTGGTGAATCATTGGAGCAAAGCAGGTAAAACTGTGTAGCGTTGAAGGTGTTCATTGAAGCAAGACTAACAAGCTCAGAGTGATGGCCTGAGTTTAATAAAAGCAGTCAAAAACTAACCTGTTTGTATTCTAGGATGATTTCAGCAACTAAAACATAAAGCTGAACTAATTACCATAGAAGGTGGTCGCAGGACACAGTAGTAATACTGTACTAGGAAACTAGACTCGAAGGAATGGATGACAGATTGGAAAGACTTTCTATGTTGCTAGTAGCAGACACAATTATTAGATAGTCAACGTGAATCGTTGATAGGGTCAAGGTAACTGAACCGATATACAGGGGAAAGGCTGACCAGAAAATAAAAACACCAGTTACGGTCATCCTGCTTAAACATAGAATGTTAACAGCAACTTTAAATTTCAATCATATCGAAAATAAAACACATTCTGACAAAGGAAAAGAAAATGAACGCATTTGTAAACGCAGTCGCAAATCAAGAAGCCCGTACTACAAACGGTATGAAGGCTCGTAAGTCAACCGCTAATTCAGTGGTTGATCTGTTCTACAACATCGGTGCAAGCCGTGGTAAGAACATTATCCCAGCATTCACTGCGGCTTATGTGCAAGACAAGGACCTCGCTTTGCGTGTGGCTTTGTGGGCACGTGATGCACGTGGTGGTGCAGGCGAACGTCAACTGTTCCGTGATATCTTGACATACTTGGAAAAGCATGACCCAGAAGCGGCAGCACGTTTGCTGGTTAAGATTCCTGAAGTGGGTCGTTTCGATGACTTGTTTGTCTTTAAGGACAAGGATCTTAAGGCTAAGGCATATTCTTTGCTAGGTGACAACCTTCGTGCAAAGAATGGCTTGGCAGCAAAGTGGACTCCTCGTAAGGGTGAAGTCGCACGTGAAATCCGCGAATTCTTCGGAATGACTCCTAAGCAATATCGTAAGCAACTTGTGTCAATGACTAAGGTTGTTGAAACACAAATGTGTGCGAATGATTGGGATAACATCAACTACTCACATGTGCCTTCACAGGCATCACGAATCTACAAGAAGGCGTTCAACCGTCATTCTACTACATTCGCTGAATATGTGGCTAAGTTGGTAAGTGGTGACAAGACTGTGAAGGTCAATGCTTCGGCAGTGTTCCCTCATGAAGTCTTGAAGGGTCTAATCTCGTCATACGGCCGTTCTACTTTGGGTAAGACCGAATTGGATCACGTAACCGCACAATGGGATGCATTGCCTAACTACATGAACGATGCAAACATTCTACCATTAGTAGACGTATCTGGTTCTATGTCTTGCCCAGCAGGCGGAACTGGCTCTGTAACATGTTTGGACGTTTCTGTTTCGCTTGGCTTGTACTTGGCTGACAAGAACAAGGGTGCGTTCAAGGACACATTCTTGACTTTCAGTGGTACTCCTGAACTAGTTACTCTAAAGGGTGATATCGTTCAGAAGATCAACCAAATGGTATCAAGCCACTGGGCAATGGACACTAACTTGCACAAGGCTATGGACAAGATCCTAAGTGTTGCGGTCAAGAACTCAGTTCCTGAAAGTGACATGCCTAAGATGTTGTTGATCCTTTCTGACATGCAGTTTAATCAATGTGTAACCCACGATGATTCTGCAATGGAAATGATCCAACGCAAGTACGAAGCAGCCGGCTACACTGCGCCTAGCGTAGTGTTCTGGAACTTGAACAGTTCTGGCAACAGTCCTGTCAAGTCAGACAAGTCTGGTGCGGCTCTAGTCTCTGGCTTTAGCCCAAGCATCATGGCAAGTTTGCTAGGTGCGGATCCTTCTGAGTTCACTCCAGAAGGTGTCATGATGAAGACCATCATGAACTATCGTTACGCATGTTAAAGTGCTAACGTAACCCCCAAAGGTGTTGTAGAAATACAACACCTTTTCCCATATCTAAAATTTGACATTAAATAAGTTTGGGAGTATAATACTAGTATAGGAGATAAAAAATGTGGATTGAAAACGTAGCGGCGGCAGATATACCTACTAGGTTTCATCACGAAGCCGGTGAGAATAGTATGCTAATTAGCATTGTTGACCCAGCTAGCTGGAGACCAACTCCTGCTCACAAGTTCAAAGAGATTCACAATTTTGAATTCTTGGATGTAGAAAAGAATGATATTGTTCTTGACGAGGCAATGCGCTGCAGCCAGGAGCAAGCAAACGAATTGGTTAGACTGTTGCAACATGCAAAGGAAAACAGAATGAACGTTGTTGTTCATTGCTTTGCTGGTATATGTCGCAGTGGTGCAGTTTGTGAGGTTGGTGTCATGATGGGTTTTGATGACACTGGTAGATTTCGCAGTCCAAACTTGTTAGTCAAGCATCGTATGATGAAGGCATTGGGTTGGACATATGATGAAGATGAAAAGCCAAACATTGATGATTGGCGAACTTTTAAGAGTATAGAATGAACAAGTTAAGCGAAGATGGAAAGGTAGCAGTGTTGTATTCACCTGGCTTTGGCGCAGGATGGTACACATGGAACTACGATACTCCTGAAATACTTTTCGATCCAGCAATCGTAAAATTTGTTGAGAAGGAAAAGTGGGCTGAATTGGACACATATGTAACACTAAAGTATCCTGAAATCTACAAAGGCGGCATGACAGACTTACAAGTAAAATGGATACCAGAAGGTACATTGTTTAAAGTAAATGAATATGATGGCAGTGAATCAATTGAGTTAAAAGAAAACGAATATTGGATGGTTGCTTAAAGGAATAAAATGTATAAGGTAAAAGAATTAGAATTTGTAGACTTAGTTGAAGCTATGGCTCACGCTAAGTCATTAAATGAGTTTGTGACTATCAGTGGTCCGGACTTTGAAGTATGTGGCATATTCGGTGTTGATAGTGTTGTAGACGGCAAGTGCCCAGACGGCGTAAAGTACGACTGGGACAAGTCAGCACGAATTGGTCGAGTAAAGAAGGAACGAGTATAAAAGTACTCAGTTGACAAATAAAAGTTTTGGGTATATAATAGTGTTTTACACAGAGAGGAGCATAGTATGGAACGATATAAAAATTTATTTCGCATGAAGCGTTTGCTCCTTGGAGAAGTAGAACATGAAGTAACTGTTCGCAATATCAATGGCAATTATCACTGCCGAGTATTTGTGAACGGTGAATTGAATCAAGAGGCAGTTTGCTACTCAAAGTGTGACATTGGTTACACTTGTCGCAATCTGTTGCGTTGGGAAGACAAGTGCGGTAACATCAGCAAATTTGCTAGCGCCGCACGTAGACGATTGAATCAAAGGAAATAAAAATGAAAAAGTGGATAACCTCGGATCTTCATTTCGGACATGCCAACATTATGAAGTTCTGCCCAGTAACTCGGGCAGGCTTCACTGACACCGATCATATGCGTGAGCAAATGATTAGTGAATGGAATCGTGATGTTGCACCAGAAGATGAAACATTCATTCTGGGTGACTTTGCATTCTTGCCAGCCAAGGATGCAGTAGCAATTTTGCGTAGATTGAACGGCACTAAGATTTTGATTGAGGGCAACCATGATCGTAAATTGTTGAACGACCCTAGCTTCCGTAGAGAATTTAAGGAAGTTCATCAGTACTTGCGTTATAACCATGACGGTACCACTGTGATTATGTTACATTATCCTATATTAGAATGGGATCAAATGCATCGTGGTGCAGTGCATTTCTATGGACATGTACACGGTAAAGAAACTGGCATGGAAAAGTATCGTGCCCGTGATGTTGCATTTGATGCAACTGGTCGAGTTGTAAGCAACTTTGATGACATGGTCAAGGATGCATTGAAGGGTGAGATTCGTAGTCACCACTAAGGAGTTGTATGGCTAAATGTTATCAGTTAGTAGGAGTGCCCGGTTCAGGTAAGAGTACTTGGATTAAGAATCAAGACTGGGCCAAGGATTGTGTTGTTGTTTCTACGGATGAGTTCGTAGAAGACTATGCTAAAGAGTGTGGTACTACCTACAATCAAGTCTTTGATGACTACATGCCTACTGCTGTCATGTTGATGGCAGAAAAAGTTGTTCGTGCCCGTGAAGCAGGTAAGGACATCATTTGGGATCAAACCAGTCTGACAGAGAAAAGCCGTATTCGTAAGTTCAATATGTTGCGAGACTATGAACACATCGCGGTTGTGTTTACTACTCCTGATAAGGATGAGTTGGCACGCCGACTAGCAAGTCGGCCTGGTAAGAACATTCCAGACGGGGTTATGAAAAGCATGATCCGTGGTTTTCAAATGCCAACCGAGGCTGAGGGTTTTATTGAAATCAGGATTGCATAAAGTGTTACCCATCAAGGTTGACTTTAATTGCGATCTTTGCTATAATACACACATGTTCAACAAACTAGGAGTTTAATATGATCAATGATTTTTGGCTTCGTCCATTATATTTTGTTTTGGGCTTTGCAGTATGCTTTGCTCTCGTTACGAATGGAGTAATTTGATGGTAATACTATCAGGTCTAGGACTAATTCTCCTAGTGGCAGTTGTAGGTGTTGGTGCCTACTGGTTAATCAAGAACGTTAATTTTAAACAAACTGAAAAGAAAGAAGATACAAAATGAGTCAAGTAAAAACTGTTTTGGGTATTGGTGGTGCTGTGGTTGTGGGCTTGATTGCTCTCACTGTAATTGGTGGCAGTTTCTACACTGTAGATCAAGGTGAGCGTGGTGTTATCCTGCGTAACGGTGCTGTAGTAGGTACTGCTGAACCTGGCTTGGGCTTCAAGCTGCCTATTGTAGACAGTATCCGAGAGATCAACGTTCAGACACAGGCCCGTGTTTACAAAGATGTCATGGTCTATAGCCGAGATCAGCAAAATGCTGGCTTGCAAGTTAGCGTAAACTATCGTCTGTCTAGTGACAAAGTGGAACAAATTTACTCAGAGTTCGCTGGTCAAGATGGTATTGTAAGCCGTTTACTGGATCGACAAGTGCCCGAAGAAGTCAAGAACGTGTTTGGTAAATTCAACGCCGTGACTGCTATTCAGGAACGAGCCCGACTAGGTATGGAGATTCAAGAAGCCATTCAGAAGGCTGCTAGTAATCCTATGCTGATTGTGGAAAGTGTGCAGGTTGAAAACATTGACTTCTCGGACGCATACGAAAAGTCCATTGAACAGCGTATGTTGGCTGAGGTCGAAGTGCAAAAGGTTCAACAAAACGCTGAACGTGAAAAGGTACAGGCTGAGATTGCTGTGATTCAAGCTAAGGCACAGGCTGATGCTGTGAAACTGCAAGGTGATGCTGAGGCACATGCTATCAATGCTCGTGGTCGTGCTCTGCGTGATAACCCTGCACTGATTGAATTGGTGCAGGCTGAAAAGTGGGATGGTAAGTTGCCAACTACTATGGTGCCCGGTCAAACTGTTCCATTCATCAATGTGAAGTGAGGCTAGCATGATCAAAAAAGCAGCCGCTATTTTATTACCGGCTGCTTTTTTTGCGGCTTGGTTATGGGTCATTGTGCAGGGCATCGAGCCTATGGTGAGCAAAGAAAACAACAACAAGTTTCATGCTATGTTGTTGGGATGCAAGTATATGGGCAAGATGGAAAAGATGGATGAAGTTTTGCTATTTGATTGTGCGGATAAGATTGAACTACATAAAGAGATTGATTGGACGACTTTAAAAGTTACATATAAGTAACAAGTACTACTTTATAAAGGTTGACTTTAAATCAGTTTGGGCATATAATACATGTATAGATTGATTAAAGGAGATCGAAATGAAATTCAAAATTCTGTACACTAGCCCAGCTTTCAAAAACGCTGATGGTTCTAGTCGTCAATTCATGATTCCCCTGAACGCAATTAAGACGTATGCAAAGCGTGACGCCGCACTGATGGCAATGATGGAAATGGGTGGCATACATGCTACTCCTACTCCCGAGTTCATGGCACATCGCAGGACTATGATGTCCGCAAAGCGTAAGATTGAACGTGAAGGTTGGTTCTGTGAAACAGTATCAGTCTAAAGGTTGACAATAAATCATTTTGGGCATATAATCTATACATAGATTGATTAAAGGAGTTCAGAATGAAAGTAAAAGAATTGATAGAGTTGTTGTCTAACGTAGATGGTGAGAAAGAAGTTTGGTTACAAGTGAACGGTGGCGAATATCACTCCTCTTTGGAATTCATGAAAGTGGAAGAAGTTGATGAAGACATAGTTTACTTGATAGATTAAGGAGATAGATATGTTGGTTACTTGCAGAAAAACCGGTCGTCAATACGATCCTGATCTTGAGTTCCAACGTGTTCTCAAGGAGCACTGGTTCGTTGCAATAATGAAGCGTTTGAAGGAGCGATAAAATGGAAGATTTTACAATGGATCAAAGTGGTATGGATGTAGTGCGTAAGGCACAAGTCTATGCTATGGCTGCTCATGCCGCAGTTGGACAGAGACGTAAGTACACCAACGAACCCTACATTGTTCACCCTGCCGAAGTCGCCAAGATAGTGGCCGGTGTTCCAGGTTCAACTCCTGATATGGTCGCGGCCGCTTGGTTGCACGATGTTGTGGAAGATACTGGTTGCACATACACCGATGTGCATATGGCTTTTGGTGCTGACATCGCCGCCTTGGTTGGCTGGTTGACCGATGTGTCTAAGCCCGAAGATGGCAATCGTGCAGTTCGTAAGGCTATGGATCGTGCTCACACTGCCGAGGCTCCCGCAGAAGCACAGACTATCAAGTTGGCAGATTTGATCTCCAACAGCCGTAGCATCATGGCACACGATCCAGCTTTCGCCAAGACTTACTTGGAAGAAAAGCGGTTGTTGTTGGCTGTTATGACTCGGGGTGACGCAGGTTTGCACGCCGAAGCTAGCAAGTATGTAGGTACAGGCTCGTGATTATTGACAACGATATAGCGAGCATGTATCCTGTGACATTTAACTGGATGGACGGAAAACGACAACCTCGGACTCTTGAATTTAAGGTTCGGGAAGAACTTGCTCCCCAAAAATACACTGTGTATTACAGCGGTGGAGATTGGTGGGCAGAAAAGGATGAAATGACAGAGTGGTGCTCAAAGTGTTTTGGACACAGAAACGAAGGATATAACAATCCTCGCTGGAGTACTGGACCTTTTGAGTATAGATTCAAAAACGAAAAGGACGCTGTGTTCTTTATGTTGAAGTGGGGTTAAAATGAACGAACGAATTATTGAACTTGCGTATAAGGTTGTGTCAGAGGCTGACATTGATATGAACATTCCCCCCGAATTTTATGCAAAGTTCGCCGAGTTGATTGTGGCGGAATGTATTGGCATTTTAGAGACAGAGATTGAATTAGTAAAAGGATATAAATCTACTGCCTGTAATGACTTTGATGTACGCTGGCACGAAGGTAAGAAACATTTCGGAGTTGAAGATGTTTAAAGAAGAATTGAAAAAGTATGTAGAGACTTCGGGCCTTGTGAACATGAAAGAGGCTGGCGAAGGTATCTATGTGTTGAAGTACAAGAAGAAGGTGTTTTACGACAACCTGTGGAACGAATACATTGCTGAGTGTCGTGGATCTATTGTGGACAAGGATTTCAACCTAGTGTCGTATCCTTTCACAAAAATCTACAACTATGGCATCGAGAAAGAAGCACCTGTGTTTTCTGAAATTGATACTATCGTGACTGCTTTCCGTAAGGTTAATGGTTTCATGGTGTCATTGACTTGGCATAACGGCGATGTGTTAGTGTCCACTACTGGTTCTACCTCAGGTGACTTTGTTGCTATGGCAAAAGAAATGATGCTAAAGCACATGTGCTGGGCCGACTGGCAAATGGCATTGATGGCTGATGACTGCCGCGACATGACTTTTATGTTTGAGTGCGTACATCCTAACGATCCTCATATCGTGGTTGAAAAGCCCGGTATGTATGTGTTGGGTTATCGTGAAAAGACTTGGCGGTCAGAAGTGGGTCACGAACCTGCTGTGCTAGAGCAACTTGCTGAAATGTTTCACTGCTTTACTCCTGAATACTGGCACCTAACAGTGCGGGCATTGAAGAACTTTGTAAAGACTGTCAAGCACGAAGGCTTTGTATTCTATGACGAAAACGGAGTAGGTGCAAAGATCAAGAGCCCATACTACTTGACCTCTAAGTGGGTGGCACGTAACCCTCGTACAGACAAGCTAGTTGACCTGAACAAGGACATCAAGCAAAACTTGGACGAAGAGTACTACCCACTAGTGGATGCAATTCGTGCTAACATTGTTGAATACACTGCAATGGATGAGCAAGCTCGTTTGGAGTGGGTTCGTAATTTTGTGAGTGCGTAATGTACATTACAAACAAATATGATTCAATCAGACTGCCCTACAGTCTAGAACTGTTAGAGTGGCTGATTGAAACGTATCCTAACTCAAAATATATGGTGGTAGAATGAAAGTTAGCGAACTCAAACAAATACTGGAATATGCCAAAGACGACAATGAAGTAATGATTTCAGTTAAACTGCCCTACGCTACAATTGGTGCGATTCCAATGGTTGCTGTTAAAAGCGCATCAAACGGGTTTGATTGGGAGAACGGTAAGTTTATTTTACGAGCAGAGGAAGAACTCACACCTGCTGACCGTGACTTTGCCAAGCAGATGAAAGATATGCAGGACAAATGGGGCTGGGCCGATTATGAGAATCGTGGCCTTAAAGCAGAGATTAAACGTTTGAAAAAACAGTTAGGAGTTGCAGAATGACCTCAGTTAGAGTAATTCCAAGATATGTAGACCATCTTTGGTATCCTATACTTGTAAAGATGGCTGGCTATCATAGAATTGTAGAAATGCAGGGTCGTAGTGTGAATGAATGGAATGACATGGTAAGGAATCAAAAATGAACGGACATCAAGAAGCAGAAATTCGCAGAGCCATTATCTTTGCCTTTGGTGACAAGCCGGGACGACTGAAAAAGGTTCTTAAGGTGTTGGAAAAGATGATTCCAGAAATGCAGGAACTGCAAGAGGAACGATTAGCAGATTATTACATGGGAAGAGGACCACATCCATGAATGAGCGAATTAAACAACTTATCAAAGCCGCCGGCGGTATTGGGCACGATGAGGATGGACAAGAACTGACTCCTATGCTGGTAGGCAGTAGCTTGGAAAAGTTTGCCGAGTTGATTGTCAGGGAATGTGCTGGTTTGATAAATTCGATGGATCATTCATCGCAGTATTTCCCGCATGTAGCAGATGCTATCAAAGAACATTTCGGAGTTGAAGAATGAAATGGATTGCGCTTGCAACGGCGGCGTTTCTTGTTGGATGTGCATCACCTGATACGGCTATGAAACAGTTTCATATGTTTGAGAATCAACATTTTTATCATGAAGCTGGCTCCACTAGAATGACTGTACAATGGATTCGGGTGAGTGAAGAACGCCTCCAACGAGTTTGTGCATTGACCACTCAGCATCCAGTTAGACCCGGTAGTGTCTTTTTGGGTTGCGCAGGTATTGATCTTGCGGGCACTTGTATAGTCTACACCAGTACCAATACCAGCCATCAAATTTTTGGTCATGAAGTACGCCATTGTTACCAAGGAAATTTTCACAAATGAACGAACGAATTAAAGAACTGATGTTACATGCAGGCACAGACACTAGTGGCAAATGGATGGGTGTAGAACACGCTGAAAAGTTCGCCGAGTTGATTATTAAAGAGTGCGGCCACGCTGTCGATAATGCACCTCAACCAGTTGTTAGATTTCTTCCATATCTATTAAAACATTTCGGAGTTGAAGAATGAAAGACGAATCACATTTACCAGTAAGTGAACAAAGTCTAATCTTTCGGCTTAGAAAACGAGCAGAAATTCGTAGACAGATTCAGGGACGAAAATCAGTAGAAGAAGGTAAGCCTGATCGTATTGCAGATTTGCTTGAAGAAGCCGCGACTAGAATAGAAGAATTAGAAAAAGGGACTTAAGTCCCTTTTTTTGTGGCTATAATTTCTCACAATCAAAAATACAGTCTATATAATCATTTAATGCCAATCATCATATAGCGTGTGTATGATAAATCTGGATATTCGATTTTCTTTTGTCCACTATAAAGTAATGTGCTAACTCTATATCTTTCAGTAAATTCAATTATCGAACTTGATGATTGTTTTATTTCCCATAATTCGTGATTAGCATTTAAGTTAGTTGTTTGTAAACATACTAACCGATTATCAGGAATCTTGTCATACCATTCAACTCCCGCAAACTGGTCAACGCTACAGTTAATAAAAATAGATTCATTACCGGTCGCTGTAAAATCTATTTTTGATGCATCAGCCACGTGACTATATACCTTTGGATATTCGTATTTCCATGTGTCGCATACTTGATTACCCATATCAACTGCATCAGAGTCTAAATCATAGCAATTAAATACACCATAGTATTTTGGTTTTCTAACTAACATCATAAATGGTAATGTATTATGCCATGATCCTAATATATTGACAGCCGGATTAATCATTGCCCTGTTATGCATTATATTTTCTAATTCTTCACACAGCCAAATTTTACTTGTTATTAAACCGTGTGAAAATGACTCATAGGTATTATTCATTTGAAACTTTTATTCGTTAGGATTATATCTATGAATTTAAATACTATCCTTTTTGACTTGACAGTCGGTTAATTACGTGATATAATTGTTTTTATACTGTATGCTATTTATCAGCATATTTTGTCAACCATACTAAATAACAATATGCTACACTTCATAACAGACCTAACACACAAATTACTAAGCTTTATAAAAGACGACCCGGTAAGACCGGAAATACCCACAGATTTCCGTGTAAGTGATGGTAGAATGGTAGCGGCGCTTGCAGAAAATCAAGACGATCCGGACGCAATGGTATGTGTTAGTTTCCATGATTTTGTCCCAGCTGGCGTGGATGATTTACATAATGTTTCTCATGTTCCTACAACAGCAGTATTTTATACTATATGGAGTTATAAAGCTGGTAAGGGCGCTGAATTACTTATTCGTGCAGTTAAGGGTATACAAGAACAATATCCAAGTGTTACTAGATTTGTAACATTGAGTCCTAAAACTAATATGGCAAGAAGATTTCATTTAAAAAACGGTGCTATTGTTTTCAGAGAAAATATAGAAACTGTAAATTATGAATATACGGATGTAGCAAATAATATGAAAGATTAAAATGAACGATGAAAATCCTCAAGTTGATTCCGACGAAGAAGAATATGAAATGTGGCAGTTCGAGCATAGTGTTAATCTAGCTCAAGAATTTATTGATGATATTCTTTTTCCTCAGATTGATGAATTTGAATGTGAAAATGAAGATGAAAAATATGTAGACGGTACATTAACTTTTGGATTATTTTGTGAATTAGTTTATCGATTAGGTGAAATGGGTTATACCGAAGAAGAACTACAC